AAATCCGTATGGTTAGGAATTGAAATTAATTCCTCTAGCGAATACTCTTGTATCCCAGAAACGAATTCGTGGGTTTTTCTGAATCTGTTTGCCAACAGACACCACATCTCAGTTCTTAAATTGGTGAATTTTTGTTGGGAAGTTCTGTTTTCGGCTTCCCAAAGCGTTTCACTAGGACGTGAGCCACCATGTACCGGATTGAATTCGAAGGGTAAACTCTCAATGCTAGCAAAAGTTCCAGCCGTTCCAGCACCCAGACCATCAGCATCAAAATGACAAATTGAAACCTTATCGTTTAATATGTCAACTACTCTGAAAGCGCTCTGAGTAACATCGAGATTTTTCCAAGAGTCAATACTAGTAATTACAGTTCCCTGACGCTGAATCAAGACATTTAAGTTTGAACCTTCTCCAGCAACGTCATATCCTGCTATTTTCTTACCAACGTTTTGCATTCCCGGGTACTTATCTACCAATTCTACCGCAGATCTAATCCATTCTGGTTTGATAAGAATTCCCTCTACACTGCCAGAATAATCAATATCTAGTTCTTGTTTAACTACGAATTCTGGTAGCTTCTTCTTTTGTTCATTATACCACTCTTGAGACCTCCTAGGATCGTCTTTCCAGTGGTAAGTAAATACCGGAAAATTACCAGAATATCGCATTTTCCCGAAGCGGTTCATACCGTTAGGAGTTGATACCAAAATAGCTGTGTCAGTGTTTTCTGAAAGGGAAGCTATTACTTTGTCTGGTCGCTCTAGGAACGCGGCTTCATCAAGAAACATAATTGAGGATCTAGATGCCCTACCTATATCGTCACCGGTTTCACCAGTAATTCTGCTTCGATTGTCGTTATTAACAATAAGCATATGTTTCCGGTATATTCTCTTTTTGGGTTGCATCCACTTGGGGAGATTGTTAATTATGAAAAGAATCTTCTCAAAAAGGGCATCTTGACTTCCCTGCTTGTCAACAAAGTCAGCTTTACGTGAGGCAATCGCTCCCTGGAAGTTGGGAGTAAATAGTAGTTTATGGGCCAAATAAAGGCAAGATACATTAGAGGCCCCAATATACCTACTCTTTTCGAAAATCGCCCACTTTCCCTGTTGATACCTTTCCTCAATCCAGTTTAAAGCTTCCTCTTGTTTGTCAAACAGCACAAAGGGTTGAATAGGGTTTTTTATCCTGGGATTGTAAGTTGAACCGAAATAGTTGGAGAACCAGACCACATCACGAGCACTCATCTCCCTACACCATGCTTGTAATTTTAGGTCTGTGGAAGCGTTTTTGTAAAGCTCAAACCTCTTTTGAAGATACCAGAATGTTTTCTCATCATGAGATTTTCTTAATGGATTTTCAGTCATGATTTACGTATCAGAATCCTCTCCTCTGAGGAATTTCGGGTAAGCTTCTTTCAGTTCCTCCAAGGTCATGTTCTGATAGTCTACCTTTATGGGTTCTCCATCCTTACCAGAAACCTCATTCTTAGTTTCTACTTTTTCAGGAGCATCTAAGCCCAGAATTTTACATCGTTTTTCTATACACTTTTGGACTCCCTCAAGCCACTTAGAATCGCCAGCAGAGTCGTACTCTTTTGCTTCTTCTTCGGTATATCCTTCTTTCTCTTCGCCATCGGGAGACATGCGTTTGGTACGCTTTGACTTACGATTTTCTTGTGACCTTACATACCCTTTCCAATACTCTTTTTCTAGCGTATCCAGTCTAGCTAACTCTTCACTTTTGGCTTCATCAAAGTTGCGTAGCGTAGACTGAAGCCAATCATTACGAATGATTTTCAAGTCATAGCAAACTTGCTGTTGAGTAACACCTAACTTGTCTGCGATCTCGTACTGTTTCCAGCCCTTACAATATAGCTCAGCTACGACTTCGCGATCACGTCTTCTAGCATCTGGTGTACTTCTTTTCTGCCTAGTATTGCCTGGCATAATCTTGATAACAAAAAATAAATTGAAAACAAAGTTCTTCTTTAGTTAAATGTGCTTTACAGCAATTTTGTTTAATGTTGTTATAGGGGATTTATATAACAGGGTTAAACAAACGAGCATATTTGTAATAGGCTTATATTCTTGTTATGTCTGAGAAAAATCACAAACAGCTAGAAATCAACTTTGACAATGCCGTCACACCTCACTATGACGGTGCCATTTCTGATATTCTTAGCAACCCTCAGACTGGACATGGCACTGCACAGGATAAATCAGTTTCAGCAGAACTGAATTTTCCTGGTGAGTTAACTCCCAGAGAACTTAGTACCTTATATCGCTTTTCTCCTGAATGCAGAAAAGTAGTCAATGCCTTACCCAAGGAAGTAACCAGAGAATGGTTAGCTCCTCTTGATTTGGGTTCAGATGGTGACTCTGAGTTAGTTGATGGTTTTCATGACTATCAGCGTAAGCTAAACACTAAAGATGCTGTTTTGGATGCCCTTACCTGGTCAAGACTATATGGTGGAGCTTGCATTGTTATTGGTGTTGAGGATGGACAGAAAGCCGACCAGCCCATTAAAGAAGATAAGATTAAATCTGTTCAATGGCTCAAAGTGCTAGATCGTTGGCAGATTTATCCGGACTATGGTGAGTCGCGAGTATTAGATCCAGAATATTATCGCATCGGTTCGGCTGGGTTTCATCGCAGTATGTACCAAAAGACTTCTCAAGGACTCGAATACGGTACTAGAGTCCATAGAAGCAGAGTGCTTCGTTTTGATGGTGTCAAGCTCCCTTATTGGGAGCGCATTGAAAACTGGGGCTGGGGTGATTCGGTACTAAACTCGTTCTACGCCTCTTGGCGACAATTTTGGTTGAGTCTGGGAGCGGCATCCCAAGTTCTCCAAGATATGGATATTTTTGTCCACTCTATTAAAGACTTGGGGAACATCATCAAAAAGGGAGGAGTAGAGCCCTTACAGAAATATCTCCGAGAAACACATATGGCTAAAAGCGTATTCCGTTCCATGATTGTGGATGGAGAAACGGATTCGGTGGGTTGGCAAAGCCGTAACCTGAGTAATATCGATAATATTATAGATAAGCTTTCCGAGCATATGTCTGCCGCGGCTGATGTGCCTTACTTCGTCCTCTGGGGTACTGTTGGCAGAGCGAAACTAGGCGACTCTTACTCTTCCGAGAAAAGAGCCTGGGCAGAACAAGCTATGCAGGCTCAACAAGAGCTTATGCAGGGTAATTTAGAACGTCTGGCGCGATACATCCTTAAGGCAAAAGATAGCCCTTCACAAGGCAATGAGCCGGAATACTGGAAAATAAGATTTAATAATCTATTCTCCCTTGACTCACTACAGGAAGCTGAGCTAAAGAAAAATTACTCCGAAATTGATGCTAACAATATTGCATCTGGCATTTATTCCGCTCAAGAAGCAAGACAACGATATGAAAGTGCAGAGTATCGGGATAATTTAGTTTTAAATGATTCTCGCATTGATGCGGATGACGAGTTAGATGAGGTTTATAGCGAGTATAAACGTGTTACCAATATGACTTACACAGAACTAAAAAATTGGAGCGAGAATGAGTGCAGTAAGCAAACTAGTGTTGACCGGGAAGCTATTAACCGTAACCTGAGATTACTAAATAAGAAAAAATCTGAATGGACGAGTAAAGACATTAAAGATGCCAAGCGAACAATTAGCTTTATAAATCGAATGAAGGGCGTAGAACAGGGAGAAAAAATTAGCAAGGAATGCCCTTACTCAAAAAGAGATATTAGCCTTTTAAATTGGGCTTTTTCAGTGTTCAAAAACAACTAAGGAGAAATATATGGGATTCGCTTTACCTGATGAAACAGAACTATCTAATGCTATTAATTCTTTAAGAGATTTCTCTAACAAAAACATCAAACTCAAAAACAACTTTCAAGGGGATTTAACAATTGTTTTGTTAATGCTTCTGTTAGCTGAGAAAAAAAGTTCTACTAGTAAAGAATTAGCGTCTGGAGGTACTCTAGTTACATCTGATACTAATCCTGTAACTGGAATCAATGCTTATCAAATTCAAGTTCTAGAAGATACAACATTTTCTAGCTTAACTGCTAGCGATATCAGCGGAGCTACGGGAGTATATTTACCAACTGGTACTGTTTTAGTTTCCTTTGATGGTATCACTGGTTATACTTTATCTGTTGGAAAAGTAGCTACATATTTAAC